CAAGTAACTCTATACCAATCATTTTCGTAAGGTTCTATTGTCCCAGTAGCATTTGTTTCGTTAGTAATAGTGCCTTCGTCTAAATCAGCAGTTACAAGCCGCCATAAACTATCCCCACTATCTCCTAAAACCACATATCTTGAACCCGCCCTTTTGAAAAACCCACTTAATGTATAAGTAGTACCACTTGAACCAGAGACATTTAAATCCCTTGTTGCGTGTCTGTCACTACCAGATGTTGGTGTTATCAAGGTAGCGTTTGTATTTCCATCGGGAGATGTTGCAGCATTACTTGTAATTGTTACGGGGTATGTTGTATTATTCCACGCACCAAAGTATTCACTATGTGGCACAAGGTTAGTCCTACTCGGCTCAAGCAACAAAGAAGGACACGAAGCACCACCCGAATAATCCAATCTCGGTAGGTTGTCCGTAATGCCTTCGTAGACTGCCGCAGTTGTCGTTTCTATGTAAGGTTGAGCGACTAAACCTTCTTCTTGTTGAGCGTCTTGAATATATACATTTGCGCCAATAGTTCCAGTCGTTGTGTTATCTGCATCGGCAACAAACCATAAAGCATAACTTGGCGATACACCTTGATGTGCAACAGAACATCTGTACCATCCACCGCCTACGCTTTCAATGTTAGCATCTATAATTTGACTTCCGAAAATTGTGCCGATTGTTCCAGCACCTAAATCAAACCACACATTTGCAGCACCTCCGCCACCAACATCGGAAACCGCTATAAAATCAGTGGTCCCAGCCTTTGCATATATTGAATTAGTAACAATTGAAGAGCCCCCCGTTGATTGAGTAATTCTGCTATAAGCACCCGTAGCAGTAACATTTAGCAACCAAGCATCACTTGAGCCATCGTACCCGCTTTGTCCTCCCGTTACACTTGTTCCAGTAGCAACCCAAGTAGTATCAAAAGTGTTTGACTGAAGCAAAAGATTCATCCGCTCCTTCTCAATCAGTCCGCTACTATTCACCCTCGTTGCCGTGTCCGTACCTCTACTAAAGGTGAAATCACCAGAGCCGTCCGTAGGCTTTACTGAATACAATTTGCTTTCCTTGACACCACTCGGTATCATTACCAGACTCGCTTTGTCGTAAGTCGTTGCCATATTAGTTTAATTCAAATAATTTATCATTCAAGCAGTTCGCCTCTACGACTGCACCATCTTCTACCATTCTATCCTCGTAGGAAGCGAACACATCATAGTAATTCAACATCCCTAACCCTTGTAAGCCCTTAACAGCACATCCCTCAATAGAACCACCATCAGCCTCTAACCTCGTAGTAAATTGGTCTACATAATCATCTGCTGGAGCAAAACAAGCAATAGCCGCCTCATTCTGTATAGAGAGCGTAGTTAGGCTACGCTTACCCCAATAAGTCTCACAATATATCTTACCCCAATTACTCATTTTTTGTCTTTCTTTAATAAATAACTTTTTAGCCTCTTTATGTTCTTGACCTTGGGCTTGTATGTCTGCTTTATATTACCCATCCGTTGAAAGTGCTGTCTTTTATTGGGTGAATATCATTGTTTTGGTTGCTGTTGTACTCCGGAAATAGATTGTTGTTGAACGCCATATAGTCTATGAACCTACGAGTATAGTATTCTGCAAGGTTTCTTTCCTTTTCAACAAGGAAAGAGAGGTCGTTGCGAGACGCAGTTTCACCGTTTTCTACTGTTCGCTTATATACCCCCCCGTTGGAAGCTGTAAAGGCTGCAAACGGCAAATATTCAACCATACCCCAATGTATCAACATTGGTTGTACATAGTCATTTACCAAACTCTCGTAGTTTCCCGTCAAGTTTCCGGCAATAATATCTTCACCTATCTTCTCGTATAGCCTTGTACCAAGATACTGCTGTACGTGGACCTCTTGAGCTATCTTTATGAACTGAATAAACTTATCAGTATCTACGTTTCCCGATAGAAACGTGTTACGGACAAGGTCGCTGCGTGTAATAAATAATGCTGTCGCCATTAGATTCCTCCTTGTTTATCTTTTTCACTTGGTGGGTTGATGAAACCCTTGTTCTTCATCTTGTTTGGAGCAATACTTACCTTATTTGGATTTGCCGGTGCCTTAAAACCTTTTCCACGAGCTTTTGTCGTGCTAATTGTTTTAGCATTTGGGCTTTTTACGTCCGGCTTTACGCCATCTTTCCACATATAAGTCTTGCGAATCCACTTGTGGTGGCATCTTGCGCCACCTTTATACAACCATACTGAATATGTATCTGCACCCTTAGGCCCAAATCCAGCGTTTACAGCACGGTTCTCCATTGCTAGTATATCTTCCTTCCGGTAAATCTTTTTAGCGCTTACCATCTTCTTGCAGAAGTCTCTAGAGTTGTTACCGGCCTTCAGAGGGGAGTACTGATAGCGTACACGGAACTTTTCTCCGGCTTTATTCTCTCCATCTTGTTCGCTAGAAGCGTTTGGTCGAGCCGTTCCCGTACTTGCAAGGCCTATCATCTTGTCAAGAGTTTCCTCTTGGTTATAATCTACCTCACGTTCGTCTACCAATTCCCAATTTTCAAGGTCCTCGTCCTCGCCCATCTCAATAAGGGCCTCGGCTGTTGCTGACAAACTATCTTCCGGTACGCAATTAGGTACTTTCTTGCCGTCTTTCATCTTGAATCCGACCATAACATAGCCGTCCCAGCAAGGTTCTTTTAGCTTTTGCAGCTCGTGAGAGTCGCAAGGCATATACCAAGTCTGCCCATCAAGGTCGTGAGTGTGATAACCCTCACAACCCATTTCCTTTGCAACCAATTCCGCTTCTTCTTTTGTGTCAAATGCGGCTCTACCATCAATTTGCTTACTTGCTAAACTTACTTTTTCGCATCCGCAGTCGTGAGCAGACAGCTTTTCTCCCGTTTCCTTCTCCGTTTCTTCCTTCGTAACCGCTGCACCTCTATCCGTGAACTCAAGTGGCTGCAAAGTCTTGAAGTATAAGTCAAGGCTAATGCTGTTTACAGCAAGGATTTGGTCTAACGCCTTGATAATCAAGTTTTGGAACGGTCTAATGACCGTATTATCAAACAATAAAGTGGCTGTTTCTATTTCTTCTGCATTGTTTCCTAGCCCACTATTGTCCTTGATACCCAGCAACATAGGCGAGGTAACTCTGTGAGACACCATTAGCTTCTGCATTGCCTCTCCGGATAGGAACTCGTATTGGGCCGGTGCATCTGAAAGAGGCACGGCATCAATAGTCGCTGAAAGCTCCTTGCTTTCGTTGAATGCAAGAATGAAGTTACCAGCATTCGAACTGCCGGAGAACTTATCACGTATCTTACGCTCAATCTCCATACGTTCTTCCTCGTCCGGTACACCGTTGTTGAAGTTAATCATCATTGAAGGCGACAAGCCATTCTTGATGTTGTTGATATGGTAGTTTGCTACTTCCTCCTCAAGCTCCGCATAAGGCAAACCACCTTGGTAGTCTACCGGTGAGTAGTAATAGTACCCAGCACGATAAGGTCTGATTACTAATATCTCGATTGGCTCTTTGCTTGTTCCGAACGCTGGGTAGCGTGCCGGCTTTTCGCTTGGCTTTAGGTTGCTCCAATTCGCACAATAGTAATATCCATCAATATCACCTTCTGAACTCATTTTTTCAGCACGAAGTGTCTGAATAGGCATATGCTCTACTTGAGCCACTTGTCTACCAGCCTTCGTATAGATGACTTGGAATGCTGCTTGACCCATCAGCTTCAAATCACTTGTTACTTTGCGTAAGCAGTCCTCGTGGACAAGGGAACGCATCTTAGCGTAATCTTCGGGCTTTTTATTGCTATCGGTAGCGTCTATACCTTTACCAAAAACAAGGTCGCTAACAGCGTTTATAATAGCGTTGTTGGTCGGACTACCGTTGAAACGGTCTATCAAATACTGATAGTAGTTATTGTCCGCACCATACTCAACCCAATCACGATTCTTCTTCTCAATGATTTCGGGCTTCGTGTAACTCGCAAGATTTATAGCGTGTAGTTTCATATAATTATGTATTCATTGGCATCTGCCTTGTCGTGTTCAGTATAGACGTTTTCGTTCGTAGTGTACTTATCGTAGTCCGTTTGGTCGGTGCAAAACACCTTACCACGATACAGCTCTGACGTTCCGGTGATGACAATATAGTAAAATCTTCCTTCTTTGAATGTGTATGTTGGCGTAACGCTCACAAAATTACCGCTTTTCGTAGCGGTAACTGAAGCCGTTGTAGACTTGTTTGTTTGCTCGTCCGTTACCTTGAGCGATAACGCTCCGGTTTCTACTATGCGTGGAGCAAACTTAATCTGCTTGTTCGTTGTACTTACTATGTGCATACCTAAATAACGAATTGCGATTTCTTTTTGCAAAAAAAAGGGGAAGCCGTAGCCTCCCCTTATAATAACTGCTTTGAGCAATTAAGCTGCCCAACTGTCTGTACCAACTACAACAGTAGCCGTAGCTGAACTCATACCGTCAAACGGGTCTCCTTCAGCCGGTGAGTCAATGAAATTAGCAGGAGTCATTTCTTGCGCAGTAAAGGATAGGGTGTAACCACTCAAGTCCCCCATCGCTGCACCTGAAACAACTGTTCCACCAGTAACATCAGCACCGTGCTCACGGCCCATCAAGAAAGCGTTGCCATTATAGTCTACAACCACAATATGTGGACGACCATAAGCCAACAACTTCAACTCTTTGTTGTCCTCTTTGCTCAAACGAGGCAAAGTCAAATTTAATACTTGCTCATAGAAAACCGTTCCGTTCTCGCGAGAAGCATTAACATTTTGTTCAAGTGAAGAATTGCCCTTCAGCTTGTATTGGTACGCATTGAACGTACCACCCATATCCGTAACCTCGTCCGCTGATACAGTAACCGCACCCAAGTCTCCATAGTCTACGAAGTAAACCTCCTTGATACCGCCAACGCTTTCACGACAAGGAAGAATACGTCCTTTTGTTAAATCACACGCCATATTATATTTTATTAAAAAAGGGTAGGCAGATTGCACCCACCTACCCTTTCGTTTATACTAAACTATTGCTCTATTAAGAGTACAATACAATTTCAGAACCAATACCGTACTGAATACCAGCAGTAAAGCGCATAATCACACGAACGTTTTGACTTCCGTCTAAGTCGCCCATATCCAATACCTTCACTTCGTTTTGGTCGCTCAACAAACCAGTACCGAAGAACAAGTTTGATTTTTGAGCAGCAGCCATAGTGTTGTCAGATAGACCCGGAGCAACAAAGATTTTGACACCGTCAAAAGCCAAGTCTCCACCATTGAACCAAGTAGTACCTTGATTGTTAACACCATTAGCACCAAGACCTGAAGCACCAAATCCACCTAAAGCACGTACATAAGCACGAGCAACGTTAGAAGATACGTATAAGTACAAGTCCTCTTTTCCGTAAACCTCACTTGGTACAGCATCTACTACTTTGCCCATTTCAGTGATTACGTTTGCAGCCGTTACCGTTGTACCGGTTACGTCAAGTACGTCTCCATCTGCAGCCCACAATACTTCGAAGCCATCAAACTGTCCAGCAGTAGCGTTAGCGCCTTGCCAAATGTTTGTTTCCATTCTTTCTGCAACCTTTGCAGCAACGTGACCTACCAAGAAGTCAGCGAATGCTGGAGGTAAGTTGTCAAATGCAGAGTAACCCATTTGGATTGCCTCCCAGTCTGAACGGAAGTCTTTCTTACAAAGCTCGAGGTTCACTTGGAACTCCTCAGGTTGTAGAATGCGCTCAGTTAAAGTAAGCGTAGAAGTATCAGCGAAATCACAAGATGCATCTTTTACGATTGCATCAGTAGCGATTTTCTTCATTACTTCCTTGAACTTTACGTTCGGTTTTACGGTGATACCACCATTCTCGATTGTATCAGCGCTCAACAATGCTGCGGAAATGTATTTCCCAGCAAATTCACCAGCATAAGTGGTAGTGATTGATGTAGTTGTAGCCATCTTTCGTTTATTTAATTTTAATTTATTTTTTGTTTAAAAGAATCCGCCTCTTTGTAAATCGTTCAAGCTCTGAAGAGCTTCTTCAGCAACACGGATTTTTCTTCCTATTTGAGATAAAGTTTCTTCAACTTGTTCAGAAACACTTTCAGCTTGGTCGTATCCCGGAATATCAGAAGCTTCAAGACCTAGTGAATCTGCAGCAAGTGCGGCATCCTGAAGAACGTCATAAAGCAATCCCGTGCTTCTTGATAGTTCATTCTCGATTTGTTCTAAATCAGAAGTTACACTTCTCACCTCTTTAATGGCAAGGTCTACATCTAATCCTTCTAAATCACCGAAAATAGAACGTACCTTTTGAACCGCTTGCTTAATGTCCTCAACAGCAGAAAGCTCAACGCTTTTTGTTTTGTTTGCAGAAAGCTCAGCCCAAATGTTTTCTACTTTCTTCATTAGCGTTGAGATATTTTATTAAGTACACGGTCAAGGGTAGATTTGCGACCATTGTTCGCAAACTTCATCATATCCTTCTGTACTGATTCTTCCGGATTTGCCTTGATAGGTTTGGCAGCCGGTTCTTGTGCGCTCATTTCAACTTGTTCAGTTGCTTCTTCGCTCACTTGCTCGTCTGCACTCATTTCTTCTTCTTCCTTTGGATTCATCATAGACTTGACTTCCTCAATCATTCCTTTGAGTTCGTCCATTGCTGCTCCAAGTTCTTCTTTTGTTGCGTACTCCATCTCTTGTTTTTCTTCTTCTTCGGCCATTTCTTCTTCTTGCGCTGGAGCTTCTTCTTCTCCGGCTTCACGGAGTTCAGCAATAACGCCTTCCTCTGCTACAATAAGTACACGACCATCTTCTAGTTCATACTCGCCAATGGGTAACGCTACGTTGTCATCTTCAGTAGAGATAAAGACGCTCTCTCCAGCCTCAAACTTCTCTGCCTCAAGCACCGTACCGTTTTCCAATTTCATAGCCTCTAAGGCTACCTTTTGGGTTTCTTCTGCAAGCTCTACATTCAGTAGGTTTGCAATCTTGCTAATTGTTTCTTTCGCATTCATAACTAATAAACTAACTATTTAGGGTTCTATTGTTTCATTTTGGTATCTCGCCAAGGCTTTTGAGCTTGGACTCTGCCCAGCGCTTTCCAGCCTTGCCTCCCCACAACAAGTAGGAGATAGTGCCACACGCTTTGCTGTCGCCTTCGTCATAGTATTCCTCGGCACGAGAAAGATACGAATGCATACGCTTGATTGTAGCAACGCTGATTGGTTCGCCATTGGCTAACTGCTGTGCTCTGACCTTGCCTACTTGCGTAGCGCATTTGTTGTTCACCTTCTTGTTGAGTTCAATGCCTCGTTTGGCATTGTTTCTTACTCCGCTTCCGTAGTCGCTGTAACTCTCAAGTTCGGTGCGCTGTAACTCCTCCATAATTGCCTCAAGCAATTCCTCTGCTTCCTCATCTTCGTGAGAAGCCATATTCACCTTATCGGCAAAGTAACCCTCGATAGAAAAGCCTTTGACCTTGCCGGTCTTAACGTAGTTGTCCCAAACCTCATCGTTGTAGACTTTCATACTAACCATCCACGTTCCTTCGGGAACGCTTAGTCCGTATGCTTGGCTTTTGTCTTGTTGACCTTCAACAATCCAGCTCTCAACAACACTCAATCCTTCCAACTCGAAGTTATGCTCAAGAGTGCTTTTGTTTTGATTGCCTTTGGTAAGGAAAAGCTCCGATGCTTTACGCACGGTTTCCTTTGAGAAGTATATGTAGTATTCTTCTTCTCCGCTTTTGCGGAAGATAGTCTTGTTAGGAATGAGTGCTGGGCCCATTAGGATTCGCTTCTCGCTATCTACCTCTGCAAGTTTAATTTCTTGCTCCTTGCTCAAGGTAATAAAGTCCGACTCTATGGCCGGATGCTCAACAATACTGATGGCTTGTACGCCACTCAGCAGTTGTTCTTCGTCAAGTATAAGTTCTACTATTTTCACACCGTTGCGTTTTTAACTCGTTTTCTATCTAATTCTTGTTGTGTCGATACATCGCCTCCTACTACATAGGCCTTCACGGGACGGCCACTTATGCTTTCAGCAAGAACATTAACCCCACTTGCTCCTACAACATTCACGTCCGGACTAAAAGAACGTGCTGAAGTAGCCGATGCCGGTGCACCCGTTGAGGTGCTTGGCGGAGAAGGCGAACCATCCGGTGAGAACTGCTGTGTGCGTATCTGCTGCAGCTTTGCAATACCAAAAGCCGTAGCAAGTCCGGCTTGAATATACGGATAAGCTGGGAATACTGCAGTAATAGGTGATTTATTTGCTGTTGTGAAGGCACTTTGTGCACCCTCAATCGTACTCATTACTGTACTTGCTGCTGATAAAGCCTTTTGCACTTGGAATGCTCTACGCTGTTGCGCTTCGCTTTGTCCAGCGAACGCTTCCGTAAGCGCAGATACAGCCTCAAGGCCTTGCATAGTCATAGCAAATACAGCCTTGTTGCTTTCTTCTCTTATGCGCAGCTTTTCTTCTTCCGTTTCTCTTTCTATCCTCTTGCTTTCTGCGGCTGCTTCCTTTTCAAGGAGCAGCTTCTCATTCAATAGTTCTTGGTATCGTGCAGTACCTTCCTTGACGCTGGCAAGTTCACTCTCTATAATGTCAAGCCTTGCTACTTTAGTTTCCTCGGCTAATTCTTTCTCTAGTTGTAGTCGCTTAAGTACGTCTATCTCCTTTTCAATAGCTGCTTGTTTCTCAATCTCGTTGGCCTCAATCGCAGCTTCCTTTTTGCCGTTCTCAATTTCAACAAGCTCACGCTGCAAAGAAGCCTCATTGGTTAATTGCTCTGAGCGAAGCCCAGCGATTTGCGCTTCTACACCAGCAACCTCGTTCCTTGCTTCTATAAGGGCCTTTTCAGCCTCAAGGTTGCCCTTTTTCTTCGCAGCCTCACGCTCGGCGGCAACAAGCCTCAAGTTGGCTGCAGCCATCATTTCTTTCTCTTGCTTGTCAAGCACAGCACCGAGGTCCTCGTTGGCTTTTATACGTTCGGATATTGTTACACGCTCATCGTCTCGCACTTGGCGCAGTTTCTCTGCTTCCAAGTCGTACTTTTCAAGCAACCCTTGACGTATAGCATCTGATAACTCGGCTTGTTTGTTAAGCTCAACAGTTTCTTTTGCAGCTTTGCCCGTTTGAACCACATAGTCTTTGGTTGCCGTAGCAACCTTGCTTATGGCTTCCTTGCCCTTGTCAAAGGTGTTGTTAACACCAGTAAGAACGTCAAGCGACTCTTTACCGGCTGATTTTACATCTTCCAAAGCACCGGCAAAGTCTCCGCTAAACACCTTTTTAACGGCACTCGCTAAATAACCGAGCGTATCAAGATATGATTCAAAACGCTCTTGTATGTTTCTCTTGAATGCATCAGCAAAATCAAGCAACGCTTGTTTTGGGTCCTCAAAAATACCCTTGAAGAAGCCGGTTACTGCTTCTGAGTTAGCAAGAATGAAGTTTACAAAGTCGTTAAAGGCAATAGAAACAAACTCAAACGCTGTGTTGAAAGCATCAACTACAACTTGGTTTTCACCAAGAAGCTTTTTAAGGATATTTAAGCCCTCTATTACAAGGCCGATACCGGCTGCTTTCATAGCAGCTCCCATACCTCTAAAGCCGGTGGAAAGTGTCTTTACTCCTTTCTCACTGTTCTTTGCGCTTGTGCCTATATCTTGTACACCCTCGTCAACCTTGTTTATGTTGTTGTTGGCCTCTGAAAAGCCATCATTCATAGAACCGGTCATTGCTTCAATAGCCTTCTGCAAGTCTCTTACCGCAGACGTTAGGTCGTCTGCCGTCTTGTCCGCATTAGTTTCTACGTCAATCTGTACGGTTTCCTTAATGGCCATTCTTCAGTTTCTTTAGGTAATGCTTCCAGTTTTTAGGCTCTTGATAACGGCCTTTGGCTATCGCTATATTGTCTGTTTTCGCCTCAACCTCCGGAAGGGTTTCTATCAAATAACGTAAGTAACTCATATTTTACACATCGTTTAATAGTTCAAGTGTTGTTTGACCGTTGGTCAAGTTCAACGTAACGCTGTTGATAATGTAGTTTCTATCCGTGATGGTTAGCTTATCGTTTGTCTGCAACTTCAATATAACGTCAAGTGGGAAGATAGCACTATAACTGTACACTCGCCTTGCAGTCGAGTACAAGTCCGTAATGTAGTCTTGCCAGTAACTTTGGTATAAACCTCCAGTTTGATTAGTACCCGTATAAGGGTCTATCTCCGTTCCGTAGTTTATTGTCTTGGTTATGTCCTCTCCGCTCAAATCGTTGCAGTTGCTCACCAACCAAAATTGTTCTATCTCCTCCTCGGTATCTGCTGTGTTTATATACGCTACGGTTTTGGTTAGAGTTGGGGTTAAGGTAGGCGCATAGAACACATAAGGAGCGCCTATGTAGGGCTTAGAATCTTTATCTATAGCCTTGCCCACGGCAAACTCTGTTTGTATGCTGTCGTCTAAATCTACCAAACGCTCAAAGAGAAAGTGTTCAAACTCGTTTTCCGTTTTAAACTCACCACCATCAAAAGAAAAGTCTGCCCTTAAGTCTCCATATCCTACACCACCACCACTTGTATTACGGAATGTTTCACCTACTATGGCTCCGGTTTCTTGGTAATTGAACTCAATACGTCTATACAAGTCCGGTCTTTTGGTGTTGAACTCTGTGGTGTCTATATACCTTGTTATGTCCAAAGTGTTTCCTTCGGAATACCAATCGTCAAGAGGGTCTATCTTGTAGGTGTCGTTCCCCTCGTAGATGACTACGAGGTTGAACATCTTAATTAGGCCACGTAGAAAGTCTATAATCTTCTGCTCCGGCATTTGGTCAGCAATGACCACCTCTGTTGTAAAGGTTTGTAGTGTCCCCGAAGTTTGAGCATCAAATAAACTTACCGGTGTTGTAGCAGGAGTAAGCCCCTCAACATTTATTTCTACCTCTAATGCACCGCCACCCCAATTAGGTTTAGGCGCAAAGGCGAAGTATAGTTTGTCTGTACTTACAACATCGTCTTGGAAGTATGATGCCGTTGTGTTGCCCGTTATAGGTATTGTAGCAATCTTCATTATCCCTTCGCCACCAAAGTCTTTAGCTTTAGCTGCCGTGCGTTCACGGATAACATACAACTCACACTCGTTGCCCGATACAAAGTTTAGATTGTATTCTATTGTAAGACCTCCATAAGAATTTACCACAAAAGTTGCTTGGTAGTAGTCTTTAAGCAAGTTAAAGTTTGTACCCGTAATGAAGTTGATGTATTGCGATGGGTAAGAGTCTCTTTGGTCTTTGAACATATACCCCTCCTTTCGGTGACACCACATAAAGAGTTTTGCAAAGTCCGTAGAATCAAATAGGTCGCTATTGAAGGTTACACCATAGTCCGTTTCTATCGCATCCAAGATAGCCTTGAGCTTGATAGCAGGTTTAAGGTCGTAGTAGAATACTCCGTGTTCGTTATGTCCACTATGGTAGTGTATGTTATTCGCCTCGTGGCTACTACCACTTGAGTTGTAGAACCAATCGTAAGATGAACTGATAAGTGGGTATATGATGTTGTCGCCAGTGCCACCCACATAACCATCTAATCCATTCTTGATATTTAAGTCGTTGTAAGAATGGTCTCCTATTGACAAGTCAAGGTCGGTGAGTTGGTCCTCACCGAACTCATCTTTAAGGCTTGCAGTCTTACCATAGAAGGTTACGCTGTATGCGTATGGCTCTCCATTCTTGAACTGCACTCCCTCAAGTTCTATCTTTCCTTCACGGAACAAGATTGTATTTACTTCTATGAAGGCATCAACCCGAACGTTAGCGTCAAAACCACCGCTTATATCCACGTTGTAGTAGTGTTTAAATATCCCGTTGTTGACCTTGGTAGCTGGAAGATTAAAGCCCCTTGAGTAGTCTCCAAAGACGGCTCCAATATCTTGTATGTTTTGAGTCGTTAGGTTAATCTCAATCGCCTCATCGGTGAAGGCATCGGAAAGAGTGCCGTCAATATATAAGTCTACCTTGTTCATTAAAGAGTAGAGTTTAGTTCGTCAAATGCGTATTCTATCTCTAGGCTGTAATTGATTAGCTTTTCGTTTACAGACTTGCGTTTTGTTATAGAGCTTGTTGCTACGTTAGCAGCAACAGCTCCATTGGCTGCTGTATAGGTATAGGCACTTCCATTCTTTGCAACCGTAGAGTCAGCGACAACCAACACATACTCCGACAAAAGAATCTGCTCCATAACCTCCTTGAACTCCTCAGCTACAAAGCCAGAGTTTATAGAAAGCTGACGCTTTGCATTTGTATTGTATTTCTTGTATACGGGGTTGTGTAGACCGTATGACCAAGCACCCGTATTAGCGTTACCCGTAATAGTTCTATACTGCTCTGAGGTCTTGTTTATCGTTTCTTCGCTGCGCTTGAAGAACGTAGCGTAGTTCCAAGTTCCGTACTTGCTTATGTAAGCCAACTGAACGGGAGCATACTTTACCTCGCAAGTTGGGTAGAACTTACGCTCGTCTATAATGTTCTCGGCAGTATCTAACAGTTGCATCTTGTACCAATCGCTGTTTACTATGTTAAGGCTACTGCCTTGATTAAGAAGCCAGTTCTTGAGGTTGGCTACACCGGAAGGTATTAGCTTTATTCTTGCTTCCGCTTGGTCGCTGTTATATATTACCGACTCCGGCACAGCGTAGTCGTACTTTGTTCCGTCATCAAGCAATATGCGTAGGGTTTTCCAGCCTATGTTTGCACATTGTAGGCTCTCTATGGTTCCCCCATCTGCAAGAACTCTATCCTCGTATGAGTAAGCAATGTCCAGCCCTTGCCCGTACTCACCTAAATAAACCGGCATCATCTCTACGTTGTACTCGTAGGTGTTCTGCTCACTATCAGGTGATAGTATCGTTTGATTAAATACATAGTTAGCGCCCTCGGCAAAGTAAGAGTACCCTTCTATCACTTGGAAGGTGTCGCTGCTTCCCGTATCGTTACTTGAGGTGTTGTAGGTAACGTCGTAGTCTATTTGCACCCAAGCCACTCTGCCGTTCTGCTCACTCAAGATGCTATCATTGAATAGCTTTGCGATTGTGGTGTTGAGTTGGTCCGCTATCAGCGGAGCAATATCCGTTGTATGGGTATCTGATGAAAAGCCCGTAGTACGATTGATGGTTATATGCGGAGATGCTGGTCGGGATGCTTTCGCACCCGTCCAAACATAGACCTCAAGCTCTACCGAGTTGATAGCAGTAACGCTTGTACCACTCCAAGTTACATAGATTGGTGAACGTGTTCCGTATAAGCCTTGTAGTGTATTTAGTGCCATTAGTTAAATATATCTTTAAGCGTAAATTTCATAAATTCCTCAACATCTAACTTGAAGGCTCTGCGTACATCTACCGGTAATCTATCGAAGCCAAGTTTGAATGCTCTACTAAAGAAATAACTAGGCTTGATACCTTTGTAGTACAGCTTACGTTGTATTAGGTAGATTAGACTCTTGCGAGATATGAACCTACCCTTTTCATCACGAACGCCTTGCAGCCCTTTACGGACTGCCCACTTGTCAAGCGGCCCACGGGGAGGGTATTTGTTTTTATAGCTATAAGGGGTGTTGTATTTCTTCTTAACACCGCTTACCCCTTTGTCTTGGAACTCGCCATAGTCCTCCATTAGGAAGTCAAAAGAGAATGATGCTCCGCTTTTGCTTTCTCTGAACTTGTATGCTAAACTCTCATAGAGCGTCTTACTGGCGTTCTTTTTCTTTTTGGTTAGGTTGGCCCGAGCTTGTTGAATAACGTACTTACCGAACGTCTCAAACGTTTCCTTGAGATATTTAGCTTCAAACGCAAACACTAATTTCTGAATTTGGTATTGATATAGATAGAGTCAAGTCCCACCCAGCTACTTGGTTATCGAACCGGTCTACGAACGGTTCTGCTGAAGGTGTACCGTTTATTTGGTATTTGTCCGTATATAGGTCGCCCCTTGATAGGTCGCTCCATAACTTGTTGGCTACTTGAAGCATTGTGTTGAGAACATCTTGCTCGTTGTTGTTGCCACGGAAAGGTATATCTGCCTTCGGGTCGTCCTTGTTGAAGTCCACAATGTCTATAAACAAGATATTGAGGTTGAAGGTTATCGTGCGCTCTGCGAATGTAGCGTTCTGCACAATAATGTGCGACAAGGGAAAGATAGTCTGCTTTGATAAGTCTACCTCAAGCAAGTCGCCTTCCGTTACAGTGTTCACGCTAGGGTTCGCTTCCAGCGATACCCGTAGCTTTTCTAATATGTCGTAGTAACCCGTCATTTTTTAATCATTTTACGTTCTAGTTCTGTCTTTTCTTTCTCAAATTCAAGGTACATCATAGCGCTGTGAATGGCGAGTCGGCTAACTGCTTCAAACCTTGTAGGGTCTCCTTGAGCGAGTTGATAAAAACTTCCGTACCACCCCCACTTTCTTCCGAAGTTGGCTTCTGATGAGAGGTCAGCTTCTTGTCCTCCTCCAAATAAGCTGTCATAGCTATCGACAAGTCGATTCCTAAACGATAAAAAAAAACCAGCGCTCCAAGCACTACGTCAAGCGGCATCTCCTTCATAGTTTCCGCATACTTGTTTGTACCGTCATACTCCTCTATGTCATAGTACTCATCGGCTTCCGTTACAACGGGCCGATAGAGTACAGCCATTGCTCGGTGCATATTCTTCCAATCAGCTATGTTGGCATCAAGGTCAACATACTCCCCAAGGGTTATTTCTTCTAGGTTAGGCACAAAGCCAAACAAACGCTTTTTAAGCGCCTTTTTCATTATCAGCGAAGGCTTCCCCTCGAAATAACTAAAGACACGCTTAGCAAGGCGCTGGACTGTATTGTACGGCATTCTATCTACAAGCACTAACGGAACGTGGCAGAATATCTCTACCGCTTTTTGCGATAGAAAGGTTTCGTCCTCGCTCTTCAATGCGAGGAACCTCTGATATTGTTCAAGTGTAATATCTTGTAGGCCTTCCGGAACAACAATGTCTATATCCATATCTAAATAACGATTTTACCTTACTGCGTACCTTCCGTAGTTTGGTCTGCTCATTCTATTGTATGTAGCATACCTCACAGCATCTATGGCGTGGTTAAAAGCATCTACCGGCTTGTTCAGTACCTTGCCGTTATAGTCCTCTACGAATTTATAGTTTCTTAGTTCCTTAATCAAGTTTGTGCTTGACTTGGTTACGTTCAGCCTATATCGTTTCAGCATATCAATACCAGCCATAACGCTATCCTTACCTTTGGCTGTTGGCTTTATGTTCCAACCAAAAAGCTGAAGCTCCTTGATAGACTTCGGCTCGGCACTATCTCCGAATATCTCAGTACGCTTGTCGAAGCCAAGCGACTGCAGCCTCTTGTGTATATCTCGGTTTGTTAATCCCGTTTCATATACAAGCTCCTCAAAGTACAAGTCTATGTCCTTGCGATAGGCAACCACCAAAGTAGTGGGGTCATTCGTAAACCCAAAGTCCATCCCTGCTGCAATAAGCGATGCACCTTCCGGTATCTTCTCTACTTCTTGATGGGTAAAGATTACCGACTTGCTTTGTCCTCGTTCACCGAGGCCATACACTTGCCAATAGTTATCGTCCGTTTGACGTAGCCTCTCAATCTCTGATATGATAGCCGTAGATAGGAACGGGTTGTCAAGGTATGTAGTCTTGTAGAACTCTGCATCATCTCTTGGTATCACTCTATCGTATATCCAATGATACTCGTCCGAAGGGTTGTAGTCAATAACAATGCGACCAGAGGTACGCATAATAAGCTGCTGCCAGTCCTCAAAGTGCAACTCGTTGGCCTCGTTTATATAAAGCAAATCACGCTTTCTACCACGTACCTTTTGAGGTTGGTCAAGGGATATGAACTCAATCATATTCCCACCAAGATAATACTCGCTGCTACTCTTGTTGTGGCTATCGGGGTTGTACTGACCGGCACGTTCAAGTATCTCAAAGAAGTCACGCATCACGGAAGCACGGACAGCCGGAAAGGTTTTACGACATATCGTTATTACTTGACCGTTGTTCTCCGGTGCAAGGCAATAGGTCATAAGCCATATAAGGATATTGTAGGTTTTGCCGGAACGTGTACCGCCTTGCTCTACAACTATCCTACTCTCGCTGTTTTGTAGGTGTCTAAATACAACATTAGTCTGAAGTGTTGCCATCTATAATCTCAATGCGTAGGCCTTCGCCTCCGTCGTGTTGGATTTCTTGACGCTCAACATAACCACGACTCTTTCCTTTCGTCTTGAGGTAGAATATCGTTGACGTAGGTATTCCCTTTTTTATCTGCTGATGCAGTTGTGATTCTGCAAAGTCCAAAGCTACATTCTCAAAGTCAGATACTGCACCTCTATAAGCCTCGTCCTCTCGTAGCCACTTATAATGTGTTTCCCTTGATATTCCAACGCTCTTACAAGCGCTGGTAACCACCCCTAGAGACTTCTCAAGTGCTTTGAGCATTGCCTTTTTACTTATGTCAGTTTTTGTCATTTTTCTTTTTGCTTGTCAGCATCTCTTTTATGCTGTGTTCTTGCAGTTGTTCCTTTCTTTTTCGTAGACTATCAAGATGCTCAGGGTCTAACCTTTTCTTTTCACGCTCGGTTTTCACCTTGCGTATTCTTGCTATCTCATCATCTAACGGTTCGCACTTCCACATTTGCTCAAGTGAGTAATATACGGCAGAATATCTATATGCGTGTTCGTTGTCGTATTCTATGGTGCTTACTCCGTGTAGTATTTCTTGTCCGTTGAATATAGTTAGTGTCTTGTCTGCTACTTCTAGTGCAATATCAAGTTCGGGTATTACTAAATACCCTCCTGCTACGTCTTTCTTGAATACCACCATATTGGATAATACGCCTTTGAAGTTTCCAGCGTCATAGTGATAGTTCAGTTGGTTGTTCTTGTTTACAATACCCGATGTGAAGGGACTACCTCCGATAGTCCAATCTTGCATTACTCGTTCTTCTACTAACTTGTTGTGGAACTCATAGCGTTCTGGGAAGTTTTTTCTGTAGTATCCTACGAGGTCTTTGGCAAATTCAGTAATAACGTGGTGCTGTTTCTTTTGGTTCACAGCCATTGCCGTTACTGTGCAATAATCGTGGCGCATCGCTATGCGAGGCGAGTAACCAAATATAGCGCTTGTAGAGACCAAACCCCTTGAACGCTTCCCCGTGGCGTATTGGATATTTTTAACGGCCCAGCGAAGGGCTGAGGTATCTTCCTCGAGCTTCTTATACAACAACACCGGTTGGTTATCTACATAAATAATCACATCCTCTTTTATGAGGGTAGATACATCAGAGCGCAATGCCGTGCGCTTCTTGTATTTATCTATGTCTATGTCCTTACGAGTTAGGTGTAGTTCTTTCATATAGGTTTTGACTTGTACATTATGTCGGTAAGTTTAGGCTCGTACTTCCAGTTCTTATCCGGCTTGTGTATTATCTCAATAGAAGGGTCTATCTCTTTGAATAGTTTTATGTCCTCTAAATATAATGCTGCTCGGTCAAACATCTGAGCGCCACCCGAATTGCTGCCCACCGGTGCGGTGTGCATCGGGTGTTTGCTGCATCGAAGTACCCAACCGTTCTGCCTAATGGCCATCATATAATAGAAGAAATCCTCAATCTGCTTCAGCCTTGTAGTCGTTTGAAAGAACTTTGTCTTTATTATATAACAAGTTTGGAACCGTTTATTTATGTGGCTGAACAGTTTTTTTTCGGTAATGTCGTAAAATTCAAAAGAATACGGGAAGCTCACACCGGCCAAGTCCTCATATTTGTATAGGTAACGGTCAATAGTTTCCAAGTCCTCGTGTATGGTTCCTATCTTGGTTACGTCATCGTCTATCTTAAATATAACGTCATAGCCATTCTCCTCTGCCCATACCCTTGCAAAGTGTATAGCGTACCCAATGCCTTGGTTCTCTTTGTCAAGTAGAATCTTGTTCGGGTAGTCATACTTGTCGTAGTCGCTTTGTTCAAGAAGAACTGCCGAGTCAATCGGCAGCGTATCAAGTAATGGCTTACAGCTCTTGGCAAATTCTTCCGGTCTGCCCTTGCTTGGTACAAGGGCCAACCACTTATGCTTGAGGTTCATATTCTTCTAATAAGGCTAATACTACATCTGTGTTGCTTTCAAGCTGACGCTCCTCCATAATCTCATCTAACTTGGCGAGTACATACTCGTACTGTTGGTTGTCAAAGTACAGCGTTATCTGCTTGACCTTGGAATTGATATAGATGTCGAGGTCCTTGTCAAGCTCGTCCATATCAAAGTCAGGCTCAACGTCCTCGTCAAAGTACGAGGCCGGTATGTCCAAACCCCAATCGCTCAATTCTTCAATCTCCCACTCGTTAGCAAGTAAGTCCCAATCCCATTCTCCGAACGAACTGTTGTCCTTTATAACGAACTCCTTCTTCTGCTCCTCGCTGAACTCGGAAGCCTTGATAATGTGAACCTCCTTGAGCCCAGCCTCCAAACAAGCCCTCAGTCTCATATTACCTCCGAGAACAGTCATCTCGTCGTCAACAACAATAGGCCTTACCTTGAGCATCTCCGGAAATTCCTTGATGCTGTTTACTAGCTTACGGAACTTATCGTTCTTAATAACTCTTGGATTGCTTGCAGATAGGTGTACCTTACCTATAGATACTTTTTCAGTTTTCATTTTTAGTGAAGATTTTATTAGGTTTCAAGTTAGGGCTCACATCCAAGGCCCACGAGGCCGTTTGATATGATTCAAAGTAATAGTCGTTTCTATCAAAGCGTTCCCAATTATCGTTTTTCCATTTGGTCCACGCTACCTTCTGCGGCTTATACGTGCTTAGAGCTGCTTTAACGACTCTTGATAAGAAAGCCGGGCCAGTGGTTTGTAAAACAAAACGGCCCTTCCATTGCTCGTATATAGGGTTTGCCTTTTTCTCCTTGTAGTTCATCGGAAGTTCAGTAAATATAATGTCCCAAAACTTGAAGCCGGGTTCTGATGCCATAAAGTCATTCTGAACATACTCGTGGTGATTAGGTATGAGGTGCTTCAAAGTATGTAGTATGAACCTCTTGCTTCGCAGAGGCTCGAAAGACTGAATACAATGCGAATCCAAGTCGCAGTAAAAGCCACCGTGAACCTTGAGTATAAGAAACTTGATGAAGTCCACTCGCTGTATGTTGAACCTCATATCCTTGTAGAACTGAAGCAAGTCGGGTGCGTGTTCCTCTACTAATTGCATAGCATCTTCCTCACCCCACAGCTTGTACTCCCAATCGGGGTGCACTTCTTGGAATAGCTTTCTGCTCTTAACAAAAATAGGAATGGCCTCGAAAGGCCCATTCCACGGAAAGTAAATCTGATGTATCTTCTTTGGTATCATAACGTTTCTTCTATATAATAACTATCTAAGTCTATACCTTCTTGAAAGAACTTACGGTACAAATCTATACCTTTTTGCGTTCGCTTCTTACCACTCTCGTAAAACTCCTCGCTAACGTGATACACTCCAATGTCAAGACTGCCCTTGTCGATAGCGACAAAGTGGAAGTTCTCCGGTGGTATACCAAATAGGTTGCAGTAAATGTAGGCTTGAATATCATAGCCGTACTTGTATGCTGAATACTTGAAGGCGTTGAGGTCGCTTGTCGTTTTGAGGTCAATGATATGGTTACCTTGCAGAATGTCAGCCTTCGCACGGAAGGGCATACCGTCAAGCATATCAACACGAGGTATCTCAAACTGTGCATCTTTCAAATATCCAAGCACTTTCTCGTTACGAAGCATATGGTCTTGAAGCCTCCTTACGTCCTTTTCTTCCTTTGCAGTTATAACGTCCACACCTTCGTTAGCCTCGACTGCTTCCTTGAACTTCTTTGTCGCTCTTGACTGAACGTCAACAACAACAACAGCATCCATCTTGTGCGGTTCGAGAACCGACAAGTGAAACAGCTTTCCAATCAGTAAGGCTTTTGAGTTATTGTTGCCTCCGTACTTGCTAACGTAATGGTAAGTCTTTGGAGAATTGAGTAGCATCTTGATAGAGCTTGAGGACAAGGCTGCTTGTCCCAAGTACCCATAGTAATGCTCATCTTCCTTTGCGAGTTGCTCAAGATGGCCTACCTCGTGGTAGATGCCATCGAGCATTAGTATTTCCTTGTTACTGTAAAACATCGTACATCTCCGCTACGTTAAACCAATCCATAAAAAGCGTTTGCAACGCAACGCACTCAAGCGGAGAAGTAATCTCAAACTCATCGTACTCATTCCAATGCTTGTACTCAAAAAAGAAACGAGCTTGCTTACCAAGCCCTCGCATTATGATTGTTTCTTGTGGGCCACCCCACGAAAGCATCCAATGAAATTCTTCTTGTTCCGGCTTGTACTGAAGCTCAAGCCCGTAGTGGTTAAGACCATCGTGGTCTTGGGAAATCATCATTACCTCGATGTCCTCCATTCTGCTGATAAAGTGTTCTCTTGTATTCATAGTAGTTGGTTTTTGGGTATTAATATTCTGATTCGTCTCTACGTCTTGTAGTGAACTTGTATTCGTAGCCCATTGTTCTCAAATACTTCATCCAGTTTTTAGCTTCTTGGTATTCAAGAGACTCAAAGTCAATGAGTCCTCCTACTAACACTTGGTAAACTTTGTCTTGGAAATTCATAGTTGGTTGTTTTTTAGTTAGTTCCATAGCCAATTATAAAAAAACTTTAGTTGTTTACAAAAAGATTACTCGTTTATTTTGTTAGCAAGATAGGTAGGCAGAAAGCCTACCGTCTTAACTATCTTTCTTCTATCGCTAAAGTGAGAAGTCGTAGGAAGGCCACCCTTGTCCTCCCATTGTGGTTCCGGCACCTTGCCTAGGTTGAATACAAATATGCCATTAGGAGTGCTGTTTATGTACATAGGAGTCGTTCCAAACTCTTTACTTCTTTTGATAAGAGCATCGTACTTGTCTTTCTCTATAAGCAGCTCATCGTAGTGCTTGTTGCGGCACTTCAACTCAATGTCCATTTTGTACTTTAGAGAATAACAGTCAAACCTTGAGTATTGATGGTCGCTTTTCTGCAAGTCAATAACAAACGTTGCCTTTATTATATTGAATAGGTCAATCTCTCTCATAGGCGGTATAAACGCCTTTTAGGTCGTTTATAAGGGCTTTCCATTCCTTTGGCGAACAACTGCACGGAATAGCAAACTTATGCGTAAAGACACGGGCGTGTATTCTTGACAAGGGTTCTTGGTATTTCTCATCTACTTTCCTTCCGTCAAACTGACCGAAGAATTGTTTCAGCGTTTCATACTCACCAGACTCCAAGCATAGCGTTTTACTTCGCTTTGGAAACAGTTTGTTCAGCTTTTCCTTTCTAGCCTCACAGCCGCAATCGACTCCGGTGGTTTCGCTAAACCATTCCACAGCCTTTTTAATACCGGTGGCCTTGGTTATCTTTTCAATATCATCACCTAGACCTTTACTCGCCTTTGCGGAACGTTTTGTACTTTTCTTGGTGCTTTTTCTTGATTTTCGTTCTGACATTTTTTAATGTATTAAATATAGAGCTCGTGCTTATCCGGCTTCCGTCACTCAACTCTCGTATCGTTTCGCCATCGCCATAGTATATCTCAAATATCTTTTGGTCATACCAATGCATAGAACTCAAGGTTTCGTTTATATCCTCCAGCAATTCTTCCAGCGTTTCCTTGCAGTTCTCGTTGTCATCGGCATCATAAGGTAACCCTTCTTGTATCTGCAAGAAGGTCTGCCTTGTACGACATTGGTCGTAGTATAGATTTCGTAATGTAATGTAAACGTAGAAAGTGTTCACGTCATCGTCTCCGTACTTGATTTTTGCATAAGTCGTTTTCTCATACAGCCGGATATACATATCTTGGACAAGCTCCCTTGCCCATTCATCGTTTAGGCCAAAGGACTTGGCCATCCGAATCCAATCGGCATCACGTTCAGATAGTTTCTCAAGAAGGTCCATTCATCAAGCGGTTCATCGCTTGGAATATACACTAAATTTCTATACGCTCAAGAAGTTCTTCGTTTTTTTTACGAAGTTCCTTGATTTCCTCCTTTAATTGTTGTATGTCAATCTTAAGATGACCGTTGTCAATCTGCGCTTGAAGTATGCGAGACTCAACCTTTTCTATGGAAGTCATACAAAAGCTGATTGCCGTGTACATTGCCTCGAGTTGTAGTACCGCAGTAAGGTTGTCTGAGTTGTCTTTTATCATCTCCCCGATAATAATCAACTGCTCCCGTAGAGCATAAGTAGCAAAACCATTCATCGCTCATTAAAGATGAAAGTTCTCCACCTCGTCAGCAATGAACTGCCACAAGTCGCAGCTCGTATCTAACTTCTCCATATTGGAAGTATAGATATCACCGATTTCCCATTGGTCGTCAATGTGTGGAAGGTCGTAGGTTTGTTCTTGTCCTTGGTGGAAGTCAACCTGAACATACCAATCAACGCCTCCGACCTCAAAATGTCGTAGGCCTCTCCTTGCGATTGTTTCTTTGAATAGTTTCTCGGCAGCATAGTCGTTGACAATATCATATATCTCCGAAAAGATATAGTCTCCGTTTTTCTGCATCATTTCAATGTGCCCGTGCATCTCACGATAGTCTTGCAATAGTTTTAGTAAATCCTTCATAGTTGGTTTATTTTATCAATTATAAAAAAAGGTTTCGAGTCAAGCTAATAAATCCCTTGCTTTTATTAGAACTCCCTTTGAGGTATTGTTGTCGCCTCCGGCTACACCAATGCGATAGAACTTTGTCTTGCACAATTCCTTCAGTCTATCTGTGTGTATGAGAATGCCGTGTAATATGTCGCTTCCATCTACATTAGCCATATCGCTTTTTAGCCTTTGACCTTTTTCACTTGCTGCTATTAGAAACCAATAGTCTGCTTGGGTAGTGGCCAAACCACTATGCTTACCCCTTGACTCGTATTCAATGTAAAAGTTACCGGTTCGGTAACAGCCAAAGTCAAACTTGACCTCTATGGTTTTGGAAGATAGAAGGTAACCAAGCCAACCTTCTCCGAGTTGGCCAAGGGCCAAGTCGTATTTAAAGTCTCCGTTATATTCCATCTACAAAGTTGCTTAAGATTTGTATCTCGTCTCTTGATAGCTGGCCTCTCATACGCACTTGAATAAGAATATCGAGCAACGCCTTGTAGTTACTCTTGTTGATAAGCATCAATTCAGTACCGGCCTTATTCATTGGTCTTGCTGAATGTGGCAAACTGCACAAAAAAAGCATCACGGTTTTGCTCAATCATAAATAGGTGCCAACTGCTTCTTCCGAATGCAATACGGAAGAACGTTATGTTCCACCATTCGGAATCAATATGCTGATACCCAAATAGCTCAATGTCAAAATATCTATGCATCTTTTTCTACTTTTTTAATCAGCTTATCCTTGAATATCCTTTCAGCAATCTTATCTCCAATTCTCTGCATCGCTCGTCTGCGACGTCGATTTGGTTTGTGTTCTTTCATCTCTCTTTGGTGTTAAAGGTTTTGAGCCGATTTACGGCTCATCCATCTTACATACATCTTTGCTGCAATAGCATCACGCTGCCTTTTGTTGCAGTAACTTTCTTTTAGCCTTGCCTTCGCTATGCGAAGGAATTGTTCCATTTGTGTCATAGTAGGTTTTTTAATCGTAAGCATTCTTTGTTTAGTACCTCGTTTCTTTTCTGAGCCGTTTTAAGCGCTTTAGAGAGCGCTTTGTGTTCAAAGCGAAGGGTTTCAAGCTCTTGTTCGTATTTGCGCTCTATGCGCTTTATTTTAGCCTCATAGATGTCCGTGTATCTTTGTACAATATCCTTGTTTGGGTTGGGTAGTGCAGTAGTACGCAACAGAGTTTGTATAACTTCATCTTGCTCATCGCTTTGTTTCGACAATATCTCGCTAAAAAAGCAGTATGCTTGAGAGTAAGACTTTTCGTGAATCAAGTTCCAGCTATGGTTCTTCCTTGCGTGAATAACCGTAGCGTGGTCGCGATTGGTAATCGCTCCAATAACTTTCATTGAAAGATTTGTATTGTCCAAACAAGCAACGGAGAAAGCGTGGCGATATATAACGTTTCTTCTATCACGTGTAGGCTTTATGTTAAACTCTGCTTTTGCGTTTTCCCATACTTGCTTTACAGATAGCTGATATTCCAAAATCATCATAATAGTCTATTGTGTATTTTCTTGAGCCATTCCTTCTTGCTCGGAACGTCTCCGTATTTTACGTGGCACGGTCTACAAACGGCCATAAGGTTCTCAATAACATCGGCTTTTTTCGAGCCGCCCATACCTCGTGCCTCGATATGGTGAATATCTACGGCTTTGGAACCACATACCTCGCAAGGTATATAGTCCTCAAGGCCATAGTTAAAATAATCAAGGTATAGCTTGGTATGCTTTTTCATTATAGGTTGTCAAGTTGTTCCCAAGTACCCTCAAATCCGGGTATATCCTTTTTACGTTCGTGGTGTACAAGGCTTCTCATCTCCTCCGTAAAGGTTAATGGCGTAGCCCAATCGCATTGACCTATCCCACTGAGACGGTCTTGAATGTAATCGAGTAGTTCTTCTCTTGTTCTCATAAGGAAAGTAGTTTATCGGTTGAGGTTGCGATGCTGCGCTTGGCACCGTGGTAATAATTCCAATAAGCCTTGATTGAGCAGTCAGCTTTGTACTCTTGTGGCATACATTGTGGTGGTTGCTCAAAGTTGTTGACCGGAATGTTAGGAGGAAGGTCAGCAAGAACCTTCTCACACTTTGTAATGGTCATATGTTTGCGACCATACCTACGAGTGTATTCTTCTCCTAGGGCCATCATATGAAGATATACCCATACGTAGTGGTTTGCATCGCTACGAGTCCACACCGCTGAGGGGTGGTTCTTGTGTGTAGACTTGTAAGGGACGTTTTCGTTGCCTAACTCACGATGTGCAGTACACAATAGTTGAGCTGACTCAAGAATCATCTTGACAACGTGCTTGTTGTACATAAGTCGGGCTGATTTGTCCGGACAAGAATCTAAATAGAAAATGTTCATAATAGAAAAGTTGGTTATTATTACTTAATGTTAAAAAAAAATTACGACTTACAGCGTCATTTGCTCATCTTTTCCTCGTAATTCCTTCACCAAGTCAACACCAGCGATACTAAAACCTACGTTTCCGGCTTGACTACGCAGAACAATAGGCTCTTGCATCGGGGTTGGACGGCCACCCGTTTCCATCTCTTTGACCTTGCGGACGTGTAGGTGGGAATACATCCAATCCGTAGGGTGCTGACTGTACCGGTGTATGACCATAAAGTCTGATGCACGGTTTACCCACTTACCACCACCCTCAGAATCCGCAGCCATAGGTGGGCTTGGGAAGCCTTCATAGTTTTGACCTCTCTTATTTAGGCTTCGGAGTGCCGTTGTAACAGCGTGAGTGTTCAGCCATATGCTAACATTGTTCTTGGAGCAGAACATACGCATCATACTTGCGGCAAGGTAATCGTAGTCGTGGCCGGTAAGGCCCGATAGAGCATCTTTATCCTTCGCTAGAGAGTTGTACGGGTCAATTAGGAACCCTTGGAAGGGCCACTCATCGTAGACCTCTTGTGCACGCTGTAAAAGGCTTTTGTAAGTAAGCAGTTCAGATATGTCCATAATGACAAAAAACTGTTGCAAGAAAGTAAGACTTGCTTCAAACTTCATATGCGGTAGTTTCTCAAGCACCTCACCGTTGTAGTACTCAATCAGCTTTTTCATTATGCTGTATGGCTCGTTCTCGCTGGAATATATAAGCCATTTAATGTTGTGCTTCAATGAAAGCACAAGCATAAGGTATATAGTGAGGCTTGTTTTCCCCACATTGGCGTGGCCAAGTATTATGTTGAAGTTCTTTGGTTTGAAACGTAGAAATTCATCTATCGCTTCGTGGCCGAACTTGTAGCCTTCTTTGACACGTCCTTCGCGGACGGCTAATAAATCTTCGTGTAGTTTGCTAAAATCAATCGTATTCTTCATCGTCGTTCCCTATATCTAATCTTCGAATCATCATTTCGTACTGTTCTCGGAGCTCGGCATATTCAATCTGCAACCGGTAATAATCGGAAGCAAGGTCTCTATATGCCAAATCCTTGCGCCATAATGCTTCTTGTAAAAATCTCTCTAAATCTTCCATACCCAATTATAAAAAAAAAGGTCGGGCTTTCGACCCGACCCCTTTGGATATTTATTTTAGAACGGTAAATCGTCCTCTTGTTCTCGCACTTGGGCCGGTGGTGGCGTAGATGCTTCTTGCTTTTCTTCTTGTTTAGGTTCTTGGTTTACCCAATCGTTGAAGATGTCGGCAACTTGAAGTACTTGATTTGCCTTGAGGTTCATACCGGTAGAGAACTCCACAGCAGCTTTTAGCGCTACTTGACGGACGATTAACTTGTCCTTGGAACCACCCCCACCTCCGGAAGGTTTGTAGCTACCTCCGCCTCCGGAGTAGTTTGCATTAGGATTCACTCGCTTGAATCGAGACTTCTCTACATCGTAAGTGTAGTTAAACTCATCACCGGCCTTAGGCTCCCAAGTCTTGGTAAAGATTGAACCGCTTTGACCGTTGTCTAACGATAGTTTGTAAATGTTGAAGTCGTTCCACTTGGATTCGAACATTACGTCCTTGATAGTTGCTGTTTTCATAATTGTTTTGTTTAATATACAGAGTTAATAATAGTTCCGTTGTCGGAAACGAGGGCATCGCCCTCCCAATGAATGGCGTAAAATAAAGGTGCTCCTTGCTCGTATAAATCATCATACGACCATAGGGCCTCCTCAACACAAAAAACATCGCCAAAGTCGTTAAAAACATATCCCCCGGCATTGTACGGGTTAAGGTCTACGTCCTTCAGGTGTTGTGCTGATAGAATCTTAATCATAGTTCAAAGTATTTAGATTCTACAAAGTTGGCTTCCTCACGAAGCCCTTGGTCGGTAAATAGATGCCAAATTGCTAACGGGTCAGCTTGGTCTATCAGTAATTTGATTTGTTCCTCGCTTAGTGTCATACCTTGTGGCTTTTAATAAACTCGTCAATCAAATCTTGAGTCGCTTGGTTGGAAATACCTCTTTGAAGTTCGTAGTCTCGGTAGATGTAATGCCGAGTCATTGCAAGTTCGGTTCGGAGCGCTTGTATTTCAGCCTCGTAAACCTTGATTAGTTCTTCTTTCATATTACTTTAAGTTGGTTGAACAAAGCAATGTTAAAAAAAAGTTAGTACTCAAGCAAAAAAAAAGCTCAAAAAAAAGGAAGCCCCACCGAAGTGGGGCTATCCAACCAACTAATCTACTAAGGGAACTAACGTAGATATATTTTAACTAGTGAAGTATCTTTTTCAATCGAGCTATCAAACGTGAGTTTAATCTCTCCAATATATTTAGGGGAATCATTAGGAAGAAATCCAAGCTCCACCAAACTATCACAAACAAACTTTGAAACCATAATACAGTTATCGAGGTCATAACGATAATTGCACTTGATATGGACTTTAGCAGCTCTATAAGAAACAATCTCATAACGGTTAAGTTCGTTGTTAATTTCTGCCTTGAATCTATCCTTTTGCTGTTTTCTAAACGTCCAATGCTTACTGGAGTAAAAGGCGTTAAGGGAAGGTACTTTACCAACAACGATTTCAATTTCATCTGTCCATTGCATCTAACAAACGGTTGCTTTTTTCAATATCGTACTTACCAATGAGCTTGTAGATATGCTTACTTACGCTTCTAATGTTGTCTTTCATCTCGGCTGTTGCCGATGAGTCATTAAAGTTAGCGTGGATTGAAGTATCAATCGCAAGAAGTGTATCTACTATTCCCATTTAGTTAAGTTTTAATTAGCTTTCTAAAGAAAGCTATTAAACTTAGTATAATTATAATAACTAATATAAGCTTAACAAGGTCAAAGTTAGACAACTTTTCTTGGTACACAAGTTTTGGTACAAGAATTTCTTTTTGGATGCGTATAGTATCGGGAGGGCAGATAGTTTCAACCCAAAACGTATCGCTAACCACTTTTATTTGCGTTCTAACGCCTTTTTGCTCGAAAAGGAGGGAGGTGTCTCGGTCAATAACAAAGGAGCCCTTAGAAACCCTTATTTCCGTTATTACCGTTGTGTCTATTATTACCGGTTGACTTTTTACAATCGTTGGGTCTTTTGCAATCGCACGCTTCAGGTGATATGATGCAGAACAACTTGTCAGCGTTAATAGTATAATCCCTACTTTTAACTTCCACAAGCCTCGCATTCGTCCGGATTTTCTAAATTACAAGTTGGCTGTTCTTTTTCAGCTAATTCTTTGATGAAATCGTCAAAGTCGTTTTCCATTGATAGTGTCTTTAGAGAAGAATAATGCAAAGGCTACACCGAAGAACGCTCCGGCTTCAGTCAAGGTTGCTTTTTCCAAAGCAACAAGGACAATGCCCGTTACAAATAACGCAATTCCAACGATTGTTGTCTTGGTATTCTTAAAAACTCTATCAATCATTTTTCTTATTCATTAGATACCAGCGCTGTGCAGTATAGCCAATAGAAGCTATAAGCAAGGTAATCTTAAGAGTTGCCTCTATATTTGAGAAAGATAACGCCATCGTAGAGGCGTTCATTAGAAGTACTTTTATATCCGTAGCATCCATTTTCATAATCGTTTGTATTGAGTCTTGCCTTCTGCTTTGTATGCAGCTAAGGCTTCCCCTCTATTTCTACCTCTTGTATACGAGCAATGAATCCAAGCTGGATTCTCCTCGTTGCCAAATTCCCATATAAGTTGGTCAAACTCAAGATGGTCCAAGATGAAATTAAATATCTCAGCGTTGGTTACACCACCATAAACGTCAGCATCAAGGTCGAGGGCTTCTCCTTTGCAATGCTGTGAACTCGTACTTCCTCTTAAAATACGGTTCAATTCTTCCGAACGATAACCGGACGTGACTGCAATAGGCACTCCAAAGCGTTTTCTAATAGGCTGAAAGATGTTTTCAGCTACGGCCCGAAGGCTTTCCAAGTGTTCAATAGTTGGCTCGTTAGAGAGGCCGTGAGACGTTGCCGTCTGACTCTTGGTAACTTCCTTTACTGTTAGATTTTCGCTTAGCCTCATTCTTCAATCAAATAAATAGTACCAATACCTTGTGCCCACAAACTACCATCACAGCACTTGCGGCTGTATGTATTGGTTTCTTTGCAGTAACAAGCTCTGCGACTCCCCTTTGGGGAAGTCCGACTTGGTGTTTTATTATCTTCCTTCATTATAATTCCTCCGGTTCAGGTGGGTTACAATACTCCGCTTCGGGGTTCGCCTCGCAATACGCCTTTGCATATTCCGCAGCGTGTTTAGAACCGAAGGTATGTATGCCTACTGGCACAACCCAAGTCGGCACAAAGTCAGCGTGTGGTTCGTTACGCCATAGGATATCCACGCAGTAGTCCGTAGATAGTACGGCTTCGCTTACTATCTCGCCATCTTCATCAAGTACGGCTGGGGTTTCTACGATGTGTCCAAGTTCTACGACCATAACAACGCTTTCATTGTATGATTCGTTTCCTTCTTCATCGGTTTGTACGATTAGGGCTTTTTGAGTTTCCCACGCCTCTTGTGAGGCATATACATATTTGCGAAATTTCTCCATCTTAAATAGTTGTTAGGGCGATACACTCGGCATCAGTTAGAGCAGTTGGGAAAACAAGTGTTTGCTTCATCGGGAAATTACCCGTTCTGTATTGATTAGGCAATAGATATTCATCAAGTGGCTGACCGCTAAAACCTCCGACTGATTGCGTATTAACTAATGCGCCATCCTTAAAGAATGAAGCAGAACCCGAATCCCATTTTATCAAAATCTTACATTCTGTATTAACGGCAGTAGATGAACCTAAATAATAAGTAGAACCGCTTACTTTGTAAATACCCCTCAATTCAGTATCTGCTGGGGAATTTGATGCCCATCCAACAAAATTAGCACCACCTATTGCTTGTAAACCAATAGATAAAGCACCACTACCATATCCTCCAGAATTAGCATCATCATTCAAATGAATTAACAATGTACCCTCGTTAGATGTAAGTAGTGAAGAAATATCTGAAATACCATATTCTAACGCCCTACTCGCACTCGTTCCGTAGGTGGGGATGTAGGAGGTGGGGTAACTTGCGTTTGTCTCTACTTGTAATCCGTAAATCAAAACACCGCTTGTGCCATCGGCCGTAAATGTAGGCGTGTTACTTGTTTCATACAAAAAGAAATAATTTGCACTTGAAACACTTGCTGCTGCCGTTGCCGTTGCCGTACATCTATACCAATCATTTCCCATTGGTTCTATGTCAGCAGAATCAATACCGCTACTATCATCAAGACTTCCATCGCTTAAATCAAAGGATTGGTAGTAATCGGGATACGCTCCGTTTATTGAACTAAATACGGCACGAATGAAATTGTATCCGTCTGCTTTTGCATAAAACGAAATAGTCGTTTTTTGTCCACTTGTTACTGCGTTTGTTTGCACAAAGTAGTGCGTACCCAATACTGCCGTAGGAACTAATTTTGTGGCGTTTGTTACGCCTTCTGGTGAAGTTGCGCTATTTGCATTCCTATTTAAACGCACCGCGCTATATGAGTTGAAATACTCGCTATGTACCGCAAGATTCGTCCTACTCGGCTCAAGCAACAAAGACGGACACGAATTAGGAGTCGGTGAATCTGGATTATGATAATCCAATCTCGGTAGGTTGTCCGTAATGCCTACATAAACGGGAGCAGAGGTCTCAATGTAATCTGTGGCTACTAAACCTTGTTCCAATTGTGCATCTTGGATAAAAATTCCACTTACGCCATCACCAATGTATGATGATAATTCGGTAGATGTTGCGGCATCAGTAATCATAACGATACCCATACCATAAGTCCCCGAATCACTTACTGCAAATGAACATCTATACCATCCGCCTCCTACTGATTCAATATTAGAATCAATTAGTCCAGTACCACCCGATAAACCAATAGAACCAGCAGATAAGTCATAATTTACAAATGCCTTATTTGTACCAACACCATCTACTCGTAATTGCAAATCTCTACCATTAGTCTTTGCATATAAACTTAATGTGCTGACATTACTATTCAAGGCATTTTGATAAAAATAATGATTGCTATTAGCGGTGTTTTCTACCGCTTTCCAAGCATTTGAACTACCATCATACCCACTAAATCCAGCGGATATTGAAGATTGTATTTTAAGCCAAGATGCTTTTGAAAAATCGTTTGACCAAGAAACAAAGTTCCCTCTCTCCTTCTCAATCAGTCCGCTACTATTCACCCTCGTTGCCGTGTCCGTACCTCTACTAAAGGTGAAATCACCATCGCCGTCCGTAGGCTTGATGCTATACAATTTGCTTTCCTTGACACCACTCGGTATCATTACCAGACTCGCTTTGTCGTAAGTCGTTGCCATATTAGTTTAATTCAAATAATTTATCATTCAAGCAGTTCGCCTCTACGACTGCACCATC